AGAAGCCTGCCGATTACCTAAAGATCATCGCCGCGATCGTCCCCAAGGAATTCAACATCAGGGACATGACGCTGGAAGACATGAGCGATGAGGAACTTCTCGACAACCTCGACACCGTTCGATCCCTCGCTGCTACACTCATTGGAGGCCAGACTGGCAGCCGAGTGGCAAAAGCGCGAGGAAAAAAAGAGCCACCGTCGACTCATTAACTTCGTCCGGTACTTCTGGGATGTCCTGGAGCCTGTCGAACCGTTTGTTGATGGGTGGGTGCTGCGCGGCCTTTGCGAACACCTTGAGGCAGTGACGTTAGGGGAAATCAAACGGTTCCTGGCCAACGTCCCTCCAGGGTTCATGAAGTCGCTGCTGACGGACGTGTTCTGGCCTGCCTGGGAATGGTCTGCGATGGATCTTCCCCACATGCGCTATGTGGCGTTCTCCTACGCAGCCCATCTGACCGAGCGCGACAACAACAAGTTCCTGACCCTGCTGCAGTCCAAGAAGTTCCAGGACATGTACGGGGATGTGTTCGGGCTTGTCGAGCAGGGCAAGGTCAAGGTTTCCAACGACAAGACGGGGTCCAAGTTTGCTTCGTCAGTCGAGGGCGTTGGAACGGGTGAACGCGGCAACCGGGTAATCCTGGACGACGCGCACAACATCCGAGAGGCAGAAAGCCAGGCCATCCGGACCAGCACGGTTCAGTGGGTCAGAGAGGCGATGTCCAACCGCCTCAACAACATGGCGCGGGACGCCATCGTTGCGATCATGCAGCGCTCTCATGAAGATGACGCCTCGAACGCCCTGATTGATCTTGGGTACGTTCACTACAACGTCCCGATGGAATACGACTCATCCAGGCACTGCACGACAGTCATTGGGTGGTCGGACCCACGGGAGCAGGACGGCGAGCTCGCATGGCCTGAGCGGTTTCCCCGGGACGTCACAGACAACATCCGCCGGACGATTGGCCCCTATGCTTATGCTGGCCAGTACCAGCAGGCCCCGGAAGTTCGCGGCGGCTCCATCATCAAGCGCGACTGGTGGCAGCACTACGAGACAGAAGACGGGTCAGTCCCGCAGATGGCGTATGTCGTCGGGTCTCTGGATCCAGCATACACGTCCAAGGAAGAGAACGACCCGTCCGGCTTTGTCCTGCTTGGTGTCTGGTACGACGAGTTTGAAATCCCCCGGGTGATGGTGCTGAACTCTTGGCGCAAGCGCCTAGAGCTTCACGGCCCGCACATTGATCGTTTACCCAACGAGACAGAGACCGCCTACGTCAAGCGGACCCAAAAGGACTGGGGCTTGATCGAGTGGGTTGCTCATAGCTGCAAGCGGTTTAAGGCCGACAAGCTTCTGGTCGAGGCCAAAGCGTCAGGTCATTCAGTTGCCCAGGAAATCCGCCGGCTGCACTCGACGCAGGGCTGGTCAACACAGCTCGTCGACCCAAGAGGCAGAGACAAGGTCGCTCGCGTCTATGCGGTGCAGCACTTGTTTGCGGAAGGGATGATCCATCTTCCGGCCTACTCTGACGGATCGCTCAGAGAGTGGGGCCAGCAGTTGGTCGACGAATGCGCTGCGTTCCCGAAAGGCGCGACAGACGACATGGTCGACGCGCTGAGCCAAGGGCTGCAGCATCTGAGAGACCTAGGCTTGCTGGTGCGCCGTGAGGAACGGGCAGCAGCCATCGAGGAAATGAGAAGGCACAGGCCGAATAGTTCCCCGTTATACCCGACTTAAAGAGGCACCCATGACCACCACCGAAATCCACGCAACCCCTATGGATCTGCTCCACATCATTGAGGGCAAGGCCCGTAACGTATCGATGCTGGCGGCTAATCCTCCCCAGAACATGACGCCGGAAGATCTGCTGCGCTCGATCGCAAGCCTGTACGACACGGCAGACCGGCTTAAAGCCCTGTGGGACGACATCCACAAGGCCAAGGGCGCTCCGTCTGGCTCTGAGGCGAACTAAACTCCATCCTGAAGAACTGAGGCGACCCCCATGCCCCGCAAACCGACTGTTGTGCCCCCTAGCGCTCCCAAGCGCCGGGGCCGGAAGCCTGCGCCCACCGCAGCGCCTATGCCTGAGCCGGCAGGGCTTGGCGGCCTGAGCCTTGAAGCCGTCGAGAACGGTACAGAGATCGAGATGGATGACGGGTCTGTCGTCATTGAGATCAACACCGGACCCGTCAAGCCGAACGTGGACACGTCACAGCACCAGACAAATCTAGCGGAAGCGCTGGACGACGCTGTCTTGGGACGTGTCGCGGAAGACCTGCTGGACGGTATCGAGGCGGACGACGCGTCCCGCTCGGACTGGATTACCATGCGGGCCAAAGGCATCGATCTGCTTGGCGTGAAGCTGGAGGACCCGCGATCTGGTTCGACATCAGCCCCCGTCGATGGTCAATCCGTGGTGCGTGATCCGATTCTGCTTGAGGCCTCGCTACGCTTTCAGGCCAACGCCCAAGGCGAAATGCTTCCCGCATCTGGCCCGGTCAAAACCGTGAGCTTTGGCGGGTCGGCTGAGATTGACAGCCTTGCCGATGCGCTTGAGCGGGATCTCAACTACTACCTGACCTCGGTCGCGACGGAATACTATCCCGACACGCGCCGCATGTTCTTTTGGACCGGGTTTAGCGGCATGGCCTTCAAGAAGGTCTATCGCTGCCCGCTGCGCCGCCGTCCTGTCTCCGAAAGCGTCGACGCCTCGGACCTGATCGTCTCTGACACCATCACCGATCTGCGCAATGCGTCCCGTATCACACATCAGATAACCATGCGTCAGTCCGTGATGAAGCGCATGATGATCGCAGGTGCTTACCGCGATATCGACCTGACACCACCCACGCCGACGTCGAACGCGGTCAAGGACAAGGTTGCGGCGATCCAAGGCGTTGCCCCGCATAGCGAGCGGCCGCAGGATCAGCCCTACACTGTGCTGGAATGCTACTGCGAACTGGACCTTGAAGGCTTTGAGCATAAGGACAAGAAGACCGGCGAAGAAACCGGACTGCCGCTGCCCTACATCGTTACTATCGACCGTGACAGCCGAAAGGTTCTCCAGATCCGCCGCAACTGGAAGGACGGGGATGAGGATTACATCGCCAAGATTCCTTTCGTGGCTTATGGCTATGCGCCTTCGTTTGGGTTCTACAACCTTGGCCTACTGCACATCCTGGGCAACATCACAAACGCACTCACGGCGTTGACCCGTGAGGCAATCGACGCTGGCATGTTCGCCAACTTCCCCGGCTTCCTATACGCCAAGTCATCCGCGCGGCAGATGAGCAATGAGTTCCGCATTCCTCCCGGCGGTGGCATGGGCATCGAGACCAACGGAATGCCGATCGGTCAGACCGTGATGCCGCTGCCGTACAAGGCCGTTGACCCCGCACACGTTGCGCTCATTGCCCAGATCAGGGACATGGGCCAGCGTCTAGGCGGCACGGCAGATACGCCGGTTGGTGAGGGCAAGCAGGACGCTCCCGTTGGCACCACGCTTGCCATGATCGAGCAGGCCACCAAGATCGAGGGCGCGGTACACAAGGCCTTGCACGCTGCACAGGCCGAAGAGTTCCGGCTGCTCTGCGATCTGTTCCGCGAGGACCCCGAAGCGCTGTGGCGCGGCAACCGCCGTCCGGCTCTCGGCCAGGGTGAAGAACGCATTGCCCGGTTTAAGGCTGCCCTTGAAAGCGCGGAGATCGTGCCGGCCGCTGACCCGAACGTCCCGAGCCACATGCACCGTGTCATGAAGGCGACGGCTATTAAGCAGCTCGCGATGGCCAATCCTCAAATGTACAACCAAGTTGCCGTCGACAGCCGCATTCTGGCGATGCTCAACGTGGACCGTCCCGAACAACTGTTCATGCAGCCCCAGCCTGAAGCACCCGCACAGCCTGACCCGAACAAGGTCGTTGAGCTGCAGGTTAAGGCGGACATCGCTGAGAAAGACCGCAAGGCCAAGATTGTCCTGGCGGAAATGGATGCCGAACAGCGCCAGAAAGACCGCGAGGTCAAACAGAATGTCGAAGTCCTGAAAGTCGCTGCGGCCGTGGTTGCAAACCCGGAAGGCGACAGAGCAGGAGACGAACAGTTGGTGCAGATGGGTGGGATGCTGAGCCCGATCAGGCGGTCGCCTCCCGCAAGCCCTGGACTCCCCCGTCCATCTGCACCTCCCCCAATGATGCCACGTCCCGCCCCGATGCGTCCACCACAGCCCATGCCGGGATTAGGTGCGCTGATGGGTATGCGAGGACGCCCGAACCAAGGTATGCCTTTTAGTTCAGGCATGAGGTGATGATTTAGGTCAAGCGTTTTGCCAACCTGGACGATGGAGATGTCCGCATGAAGCACTTCAAATCGGCCAGCAAGGCCAACGCTGTCAAGCGGCTTGCTGGTGTTCGCAAAGCCTACGCCAACGGCGGGGCAGTCTCGCCGTTGTCCGGCGGTATGGATGAGGATGACGATCCGTACGATTCGGACGATATGAACCCGTCCGACACGTTCGTTGATGGCGTCCCGACCCGTCAGCGCCTCGATCGTCCGGCAGCAAAGAAGTCCGGACGGACGAATATTGTGATTAACGTGTCACCGTCCAAGCAGGACGCTCCGGTCATGCCTGCTATTCCTCCGGTTGTTCCCCAGAACGTGCCCCCGATGGCTGGACCTCCGCCCGCTCCCCCGATGTTGGACCCGTCCATGATGCAGCGTAAGAACGGCGGACGTGTCGGTGTGTCTGGCGTGAAGGATGGTGCTGGTGGTGGTCTTGGTCGTCTGGAAAAGGCAAAGGCCTACGGCCTGAAGCCTGCGAAGGGGAAGTAATGCTGTTTGAGGAGAGAAACCTTGAGCAGCAGCGCCACCTTCTTCTAGTGCCGTTCTACACAGTCTGTGACCGCTTAGGTGTGGACGCCAAGCTTGATGTTGATGGTGACGGCTTTGTCGTCGTCGTTGGCGACCAGCGGCATAACGTAGGCAGGTTCACAGAAGAGATGTTGGGTTCGTTTGGTCAGAAAGTAGCAGAAGCGCTCACTAATGGCCGTTGAGACCATCGACATCCGATCCCTGCGAGTCCTAGCGCAGATGATCAATGCAGAACATGAGCGCCGTGCCATTCAGATCGTGAGTGGTGCGGCGTCTTCGTTAGAGGCGTATCGAGGCGAGTGCGGGTTTCTCCGGGGACTGGAGGCTGTCCTAGAGATGATTAAAGACGTAGAGGCAGAGGTTTACGGAAAGACCAAAGAGGCAAAGACATGACGCAGATTAACATCCGGAAGATGTCCCATGCTCAGGACCCCGCAGAGGTCATCCGGGCAGAGGTTGGCAATCTCGACAACATCGATGTCTATCACAACCAGATTCTGGTCGGCATCTACACGCGGCCGGAAAAGACCGCTGGCGGCATCATCCTGTCGGAAAGCACTAAGAAGGAAGACGTGCACCAGGGCGTCGTCGGCCTCGTGCTCAAGGTCGGCCCGATGGCCTTCGTTGATGACGGCGCGATCAAGTTTCACGGGCAGAACGTGAAGCCGGGCGACTGGATTGTGTACAGAACATCTGACACCCACAAAGTCGCCATCCATGGTGTGATCTGCCGGTTGCTTGAAGACAGCTTAGTCAAGCTCCGCGTTCCCCATCCTGACGTTGTGTATTGAGGTGAGCCATGAGCGATGAACTGGAAATCATTGACGACGAACTGGTCCTTGATCCTGAAGGCGAGCGCAAAGCAGCCCCAGCCAAGCGCCAGGACGAAATCTCGCCCGATGCGGTTGAAAGCCTAAAGGCGCAGCTTGCATCCTTGCAGGCTGAACGGGACGCAGAACGCCGTGAGCGGGATGCCGAACGCCAGCGCCGCGAGGCAGCGGAGGCAGACGCCCGCAAGCTGTCCGAGGCCGCAACCAAGGCCGCCCGGACGGCGGAATATACGCACTATCAGCTTGTTGAAAGCCACATCAACGCGGCCAAGTCCCGGGCCGATGATCTCAAGCGCCAGATCAGGGCCGCGCATGAGACGGGCGACTACGATCGCGCAACCGATCTGCAAATGGAAGCGGCCAAAGTCGCAACCCGTCTGCTCCAGTACGAAGACACCAAGGCTGATATCGAGCAGGACGCTCGCCGCAAGAAGCATGAGGCGGAACAGGTCAAGGCTGCAGAGCCCGTCAAGCAATCAACGGGTGACGCATTCGAGGACCGTATCTCGGGCCTGTCTGAGACCTCCAAGGCTTGGCTGCGCCAGCACAAGGAATGCGTGACGGATGATGTGCGCAATGCGGAGGTCGTTGCCGCAGATGCCCGTGCCAAGCGCGAAGGCCTAAAGCCCGATACACCTGAGTATTTCGCATACATCGAGGAAAAGCTTGGGTATCGCCAAGCACAGCCCCAGCAGCAGGCCGCCGACGACGACGGCGACGAAATCGAGGATGTCATCGTGTCTGAGCCTAAGCCCGTCCGCCCCGCAGTGACGGCGGCCCCGGTATCACGCGGAAGCCAAGGCGTGAACGGCAAGGCGACGACCATCCGCCTGACCCGTGCTGAAGCCGAAATGGCAGAAGCGCTCGGGATGACCCCCAAAGAATACTACATCAACAAGACGAAGGCCGACCAAGAGGGCCGGTATCGCAACAACTAGACGAGGCACATCATGAACGCACCCACCCGCACACGTCAGACATCCGTCCGCGAGCCGGAGCCGGATGCATCCCCTGTCAATCCCCCGGTTCGCCGTCGCGTCCGCCAGATCAATTCAGACCGCTACTATGTGGATCCCGCCATCATTCCCGAAGGCTGGGTCTATCAGTGGAAGCGCTTTTCTTGTCTTGGGCAGGAGGAGCCTGCTTACATGGCGGAACTCGGCCAGCTCGGGTTTACGCCGGTTCCGGCTGAACGCCATGACGGACGTTTCATTCCGTCCGGTTCCAAGGGCGCTATCATCATCGGCGGCCAGATCCTGATGGAGCGCTCGATCCTCGATGAAGAAGACGCGCGCATGGAAGAAAAGCAGCGCGCGGATGCGCAGGTGCGCGGTTCACGCGAGCAGTTCGGCATGGCGCCCAAAGCGTCCGGCTTTGAAGTCAACGATCCGGCCAAGCGCTACGGCCAGCGCATGAGCGTACGTCATGAGGCTGTCGAGACCACGCGGCCTAAGTACCTCCCATCGGTCGACGACTGATGGAACAGAATGGCAAGCATTGCGGGACGTGTTTCTTCTGGTCCCGCGTTGCTCACATGCTTGATCTTGAGTTAGGGCGCTGCTCTCTCTTTGAACGCGAGATGAGGGAGCAGCAGTTCTGTGGAATGTGGGAAGGGCGCTTGTCGAACGCCGTCGATGAGCCGCCTAATTCACAGCAAGACTTGACGAAATAATTCGGATCAGTCTTTCTTAGCGTCACGTATTGATTAGCGCCACGGGCCGTGGCGGCCTCGCAGGGATCGGAGATCTCAAAGCGGGGATGAGCGGATCGGGTTTCCCGGTCTTCAACCCACGGCCACGAACCATCGCGATTTGCTTCGCAGTGGCCTATTCAAAACGGACACCAACCAATGGCAAACACCAACGCGCCTTTCGGTGCGCTGCCCTTCCAGGGGGCAGACGGCGCCGCGCCAACTTATGGCATGACCACGCGCCTGATCGCCTACAACGACACCACCAAGATCTTTCGCGGCGATCTCGTTAAAGCCCTGAGCACCGGATACATCGCGCAGTGGACGGCCGCTACGGGCGTCTCGCAGGCGGCTGGTGTGTTCTGGGGCTGCAAGTATTACTCGACCAGCCAGAAGATGACGGTCTTTTCCAACTACTGGCCCGGTGCCGACGTCGCAACCAACGCTGTTGTGACGGCATATATCATTCCGATCAACACGGCTGTGCCGCCCAAGTTCGTCATTCAGTCGGACGCAACCGGCGTGGCCTTTGCCGCGGTCGGTCAGAACGTCGATGTCGCCATGGGCACGGGCAGCACGCTCACCGGCATGTCCGC